AAATACAACATAAATTAGCTGTTGACATTTGATCAATATGCCTATAAAATGGTTTTAACAGTTGAGATAGTTCTAAAAGATTATAAGTCTTAAATCAAGCATATCAAGTCAGATAAATCGAAATGGTAGTTAGGTAGAAACATAGTAGTAACAACTGTTTGAGATAAAAAGTTGTCGGCGGAGGACGAAAAATCTCCTTCTTGAGAGGCCAAGACAATACCTAACTACGAAACCTTTTTTTTTGTTTGTTGGAGTAGTAATACAAGTTGAATTTACAGTTGAGCGGGATTGCGTGAGGCTCAGCATTCTTAGCCTTGGTGAGCCTCCAACAAACATTTTATTTTTTATTATGAATTTGCGGTGTAGAGAAGTAGCAACTCACTTGGCTCATAACCAAGAGATCGCAGGTGCAAATCCTGCCACCGCTACCAATTTTGGAGTTTTAATGGGTTACTTTCACACAGGTCAAAGATGGTCTAAAAAGACTAGAAAAATGTTATTAAAAAACAAGACTAAAAAAGTCAAACTAATAGCTCGTAAATCTCCTACTGATACATCAATCTGCCCTCCTAGGCAGACTTACAGACCACCTTCCCTAAATTCTGGTGCAGGCGTGGCTGTTAAAAAAGACAATCAAGTTTATACTGGTAGTAACATGAAAGGCATTGGTACGTTGCATAAAAGCAACGCTGTGCCTATATTTACTGATGAGGAAGCTAAAGATCAAGCAAACATGAGAAGATAATGCTTGACAATTCGGCAGTATACCTGCATTATAGAAGAATACATTATAACTATGAGGAAATATAGATGTCTAAGATTAAATACAAACCGTATCAAAAACTATTGATTTTGTTTTTCAATAATAAAGACGAAAAAGGTAGAGCTAAAGTTACAGTAGATGAAATAGATTCTACTATGGCTGATCAGATCCATATGTATAGATTATCAACATACATTTGGCATATCAAAACAAATGTGAATGGTGTTGTACGAAGCATTCGTGGTGATACACCAGAAACAAAACGTAAGGTTGTTTCTTATGAATTGTGTAATGTGAATGAGGTAGCAGACAGACTCAAAGTAATGGGTATTGTGGATGCTAGTCAAACTTTTATTGACGTACCAGCAACCACAAATAAAAAGTTTCGTCCTAAAAAAGTTAAGAAATTGACTGATTTAAATGCTCAATTATCTGAAGCTTTAAAAACTGATGAAACAGTAGAAAAAGTAGAAGAGAGGGTTATATAATGAAATTAGCCTCTCTTGTTCTTGCTATGTCTATAGCTACAAGTGCTTTTGCTCTTGATCCTAATTATCCAATGGCAAAGTCTAAAAGCTCTATTGAAGGTCAAGGCACCTATCATTTTGGGCCTGAAACTTCAGAGAACTTGGCTTGTTCATTGGCAGAAGAAAGAGCAAAAGAAGCCGCCATTTTAAAGAAAGTTGGTGAGATAGTAGAATTGATGGAAATACAAACTTGCCGTAATGAGAATTGTGAAACATCAAGAGAATTTGCTAACACTTTAACTGGTGCAATAAGAAAAATAATCTCAAGAAAAATTGAAAAGATTATAGAACAAGGCCAATCATCTTGTATTGTTACAATTCAAGCTGAAGTTGATAAAGTAAGAAATCAAACGGTCTTTTATATACAAAATGAGTCTTTTCAATTTAAAAACAATGAGAACATTCAATTTGTAGGTGTTGCAAATAGAAAAGGTAAAGTTATTGTTTTCCATCAATCTGATACTGTTTATACAAAGTTTTATGAAACTACTGTAAACAAAGTAGGTAGTCAATTTAAGATACCTAATAACGGTAAGAAGATAATCGCAAAATTACCTGAAGGTAAAGATTTATCTAAAGAGAGATTGATGTTTTTGTTTTTAGAGGTTGACATTCCGGTAAAACAGGTATATACTCATAATGAGATACAGAAGTTCGTTGAAAATGTACCTGTATTACAAAGGCGTGTTGTTTATCATTCAACTCAAATTGTGAGATAATTATGAAATTTATTATGATATTATTGTGTTCATTGACTCTAGTTGGTTGTGGCACATTAGGTGGTGCAGTAGATGGTGCTGGCGATGATTTAAATGCAGCTGGTAAATACATTAAAAATATTGGAAAAGGCGACAAATGAACAAGAAACTATTAATTCTTCCCCTAGTTTTAGCTCTCGCTTCTGGTTGTAGTTCAATGAAGTACGATACCGGTTTTGAGTTTAAGGCACCTGAATTTGGTGGTGGTGATCAAGGCGATCAAGTAAACTATCCAGATTGGTATGAGAAACTTGAAGCTGATGATGATAACTTGTATTCAGTTGCTACTGAATTTTCAAATGATTTTCAGTTTGCTGTTGACAAAGCTATGTTGTCAGCTAAACGTGAGTTAGCATCAAACTTTTCGTCCCATGTTGAAGCAATGATGAAGGATTTTACATCAGAGCTTGGTGATGTAGATGTTTCAACTGCTAACGATATAAACAGGACTACAAAGTTGGTCGTATCAAGAGTTAATCTTGTTGGTGTTCAGCGTTCTGATTTTAAAGTTGTACATGAAAAAGCTGGTTATCGTGCTTTTGTAAAGCTTAAGTATAATTCTTCTTTATCGAATAAACTTATACTTCAGCAAATCAATCGTAACAAAAAACTCAAGGCTAAACTTGAAAGCACCGAAAAGTTTAAAGAACTTGAAGAATCAGTTGAAAACATTAATAATGGAGAAGTTACATAAAATGAACATATTTTATTTACACAAAGATCCTCAAGAATGTGCTATATTACATTGTGACAAGCACGTTGTAAAAATGATTATAGAATATGCTCAACTTTTATCGACAACTCACCGTGTTTTAGATGGTGAGTTGTTTTTCGATAAAGCTAAAAATGGTCGTAAGTTAAGAAGGTTTAAATTACCTGATGAAAGAGATCAAAAATTAATGTTGGCTGTTCATGAAAATCACCCATCAAATATTTGGTTGCGAAAGTCATGGGAAAATTATATATGGCTCTGGACAATGTGGTATCACTTAAATAGAGAATATACATATAGATATGGTAAAATACATTCTTGTATGAGATTATTGATGGACTTATTACAGGCACCAAAGAATATACCAAATGGTAAATTTACACCGCCTACACCAGCGATGCCAGAAGAGTGTAAAATTACCGGTGATTCTCTAGGATCGTATCATAAGTATTACATAGAGAAGAAAAATTATTTCGCCAAGTGGACTAAAAGAGAAATACCATCTTGGTATACTGAAGGACTAAATAAATATAATGCCAACATACCTATTTCACAATGAAGATACCGGCGAATTTTTTGAAGATTTTATATCCAATTCTCGCCGAGAAACCCTACTCGAAAAAAATCCCCATATTAAACAAATACCAGCTCCGTTTGCGATTACATCAATGACCGGTAATATGCACTCTAAAGTTCCCGATGGTTTTAAAGATGTTTTGTCTAAAGTAGCTGAAGCTCATCCAGATAGCACGGTAGGCCATAGATATGGTAGAAAATCAATTAAAGGAATTAAAACCAGAGAAGTTGTAAAAAGCCATGTCAATAAATGGCGTAACAATTGAGTATCACATAGATTATGTTTATTCCCGTAAATTTTAAAAGGAGAACATATGTCAAAAAGTTCAATGCAAATAAAAAAAGATAAACTTCAAAACAAAAAGAAAAGGGTAGTAGAAATAAAAGAAGATTTGTGGAGTCCAGAAAACATTGCAAAGAACAGAGAGGCATTAAGACGAAAAAGTTGTCCATGGGAATTCAAAGGGATGACGAGGCATGAGTGGTACGAACAAGGTCGGAAAAAAACTTATAAACCGGGATGTTGGGAAGAGGAAGCAGCTTAGATATAATGGCATTTTATAATCATAAAATTAGTGGATTAGATTTTGATTTAAAAACACAAACAACAGAACAAGGTAGGCGTTACCTAACACCAAGTGGTGATGCCTATCCATCTGTTACAACAATCTTATCTGAATACAATAAAAAAGCAATACAAGCTTGGCGTCAAAGAGTTGGCGCTGAAGAGGCAAATAAAATCTCAAGAGTAGCAGCCAATCGTGGTACAAAAGTACATTCATTGTGTGAAAATTATCTTTTAAATAAACTCACAGAACTAAAAGAACAAAGTTTAATGCCTGATGTAAAACAAATGTTTTCTAGTATTAAACCAATAATGGATGAAAGAATATCCACAGTTTATGCTTTAGAACAAGCATTATATTCCGATAAAATGAAATTAGCAGGCAGAGTAGATTGTATTGCCAAATGGGATGGTGCTACATCTATAATAGATTTCAAAACATCATCTAAACCCAAAAAAGAAGAGTGGATACAAAACTACTTTATGCAATGCACAGCATATGCCTTAATGTTAGAAGAGCTTGCAGAGGCTTCTGGAGATAAAATAAAAATAAATGAGGTTGTGGTTTTAATTGCTGTTTATGATAGTGAACCACAAGTTTTTGTGAGAGAAAAAGATGAGTTTATAGAGCCTTTATTGGGGTATATTGACAAATATTGGTCTAAATTAAATGGTTGACAATTCATAAACCAGTAGATATAATGGTTTTATATTATGAAAAAAGTGAGGTAGGAAATGCCGTTTATTACTGAAACAGTTGAAGAAACAATTGATGAAATAAAAACACATACTGATGATCCTGTAAACACAGGTGATCCATCTGATGTTGTGTTTGTCATGTTGATTGTACTGGTGCTGTGGGCTTTCTCAAAGTTTACAGCTATTATTTTAAAAAGCATAGGTGCTATAATTTTAGCACTCGGATTATATACACTATTTTTAACTTAGGAGAGTATGGTGGCAAATTTAAAAATTGAATACACAAGTGATAATAATTCTGTTATTATCAATAAAGAAGTTGATGATCTAATAGACATTATTAATCTTCAACATGATTTTCAAAACTTAATTGAATCAGATTTTCCATCTGAAGCTTTAGATATTGATGATGAAGATGAAAACAACAGCAATCAAATGAAATTTGAATTTGATGGTCAAACACTTATGACAACTGATAGCGATAGTATATATCATACTAATGGTCAAGGCCAATTAAATGGTCAATATGGGACATCTACTGACACAAAAACAACTTGGGAAAAAGTTGTAGATCAGGAACTTATTTACAGGCAAAATGAAGAAAATGAAAAAGCTGCATTACAATCAACTTGGCCTTTTCCGTTAGATAGACCCGCTGAAGCTACTCTAAGAGTAGATAGTCCTTCTGATGAATTTAAAGCATCAGTTCCAAATGCAATGGATTATCGTCACCTTTATTATGGTGGTGCATAACAAATGGCTACAAAAGATGAAATGAGAAAATTTGCTGTGGCTATAGAAGGTAAAGTGGCAAATACAGATTACACTTATCTAGAAGCAATTGTGGAATACTGTAAAGAAACTGAACTAGAAATAGAAATCGCAGCTTCTCTTGTAAATGCTAACTTAAAATCTAAGATAGAATTACAAGCAAGTGATTTAAATTTACTTAAAACAAAGGACTCTAAGTTACCAATATGACCGGATATGAAACATTTGCTCTTTACAATGCTTTGAAATTACATTTTACAAAAGATAGTTTTGACTTCTTTAAATATGGTGGAAAGTCCAGAATATCTGTTAATGCTTTTGAAAACAGAAAAGACAAATGGTTCTTTTACAAAATCTCAAGGAGATATATAAAAAGAGAAGAGCTAATTTCATTCATGGTTTCTAATTTATTGGAAAACGAGAATTTATGGGTTGGTGAACTACTAGAGGAAAAATCAAATACAGTATATTTAAAAAGACAAAAGGTTATTCAATCTCTCTCCTACACTTTTAAAAATGATTGTTTAAATTTATTTGAGGGTGCAGAAAATCCGAATGATGTATTAAAAACATCAGGTGACTACCCAATACTATTAAAAAAGGCATTACAAAAGCAGGTCGAGATTGAAACCATATGTATTTTAAATTCTATTCTTAAATTCTTTGGAACTTGGAATCGAAAGATAACTGATACAATCAGATGGCCTGAATATTGCCGAAAAATCAACAAGTATGCCCCATTTTTAAAATATAATGATGTACAATATAAGCTGATAATAAAAGAGATCATAAATAAAGAACATGAAAAAGTTTAAAACATTATATAACGAATCTAGTTTAAGTAGAGTTCATTCACATACTCAAGGCAGAAACATTGGTATGATTACTGCTCACCGTGGTGAAAATACATCTGCTGAAAACAAATCTAAAAATAAATCTTTAGAGAAAGATATTCGTAAAGCTGGTCACGGCTTCATACGAGTAAAGGGTCGTTATATCGAAAATCATGGCACACCACAGGCAAGACCAGTTGATGAACATTCTTATCTAGTTATTGGTAAGAAAGGTAAAGATGGTGGTGCGTTAAAAGGTTTTCTCAAGAAACATGGTGAGAAATACGGACAAGATTCTGTATTACACAAATCCCATGATTCTGATGATGCACATTTACATGGTACCAAAGAAGGTGGTTATCCAGGTAAAGGTAAGAAAGAAAGTGTAGGAACTTTTCACCCAAATCGTGCAGGAGAATTTCATACTGCTATGAGAGGGCATAGAACATTTGCATTTGAAGAGGTAAGTTTTGTAACACCAGTAACATTCT